GGAGTTCAGCACTGCGTTCATCTCAGCAGTAGCCTGCTGAAATGCCTTCGAGCGATCGGAAGTAGCGTTAAGTGCCTTTTCGTAGTAACTGTACTCAGGTCCAAGTTCACGCATCAAGACCAGGAACCGGTTCATCTGGTAACGAGAACCGAGTACAGATGCTACGACCTGCTTTTGGCTATCAGAGAGTTCATAGCCTCCGTCAGCAGCTTTATGAAGCGTAGAGTTCATATGACCCGCAAGGATCATCAATCGGTCCATGGCAGTGTTTGACTGCCAGAAGGCAGTTGACGTGTCTACGCCAAACTCCTTCATCACATCTGCGGCATCCTTAGTAGGAGCCATGATGCGAGAGATGATGGTCTTCAGTGCGTTACCGGCTGTAGCAGCGGAGCCGGTCGCAGGAACCAACGCAGCCAGCATCGCGCCGAGATGTCGAACGTCGATGCCCGATTCTCTAGCGACACCTGCTGTACGAGCAAAGCCATCAATAAGACCTTGCATAGAGATTCCGGTCTGGTTCTCAATCGCGTTAAGATACGCGAGAGTCAAACCTAGGTCTTTAGTGGACTCGCCATACTGTGCTTGAATCGAGATGAGAGCCTGGGTAGCCTTCGCAAGGTCCATATCTCCAAGGACTGCTGTACGAATGCTAAGCTCAGTACTCTTGGCAAGCGCTACTCCCGATGATCCAGCAGCAGCCCAAGCGGACGCAGTTTCGAGAACGTCCTTCTGTGCTACGCCGTACCTATTGGATAGAGCAACAAAACTCTTCTCGAGAGCTTGAAGTTCGTTGTTGAAGACTGCGGCTGCCTTTTGCTGACCATACAGAGCATCAGGAGACTTGCCAACCTCCTTGTTGAACTGTGCAGCAGCGTCAGTCGCATCTCCATAGACCTTCTTGATGTGCGTGAAGGCCTTCTCGTTATCGAGAGCAAACTTCGTAGCCGCTACTCCTGCAATACCAAGCGGTATCGTCCAGTTGTAGGTTAGCTGACGGCCAGTCCACTGAATCTGATTTCCCCAGGCAGCGAGAGACTTGCGTGATCGAGCGCTACCGAATGCTGAACTACTTCCACCGATAGCACTAGCCTTAGCCAACTCTCCTTCCAGCATTGCGACCTGCTGCTGGAGCGCCTTGATCTGTGCGCGTGCTGCCGCAGAGATCACACGAACATTGATGTTCATGTAGGCATTCAAGTCGAGGCCCCTAAGAGTCGGGCTAAGTGGACCTCACTCGTGGCGTGTCCTAAAGACGTCTGTAGAATAGACGAGACCCCCCGGCTATGTCCAGCACCGGGGGGCGTCGCTTAACGACCCACTCGTCTTGGTCGTGAGATTCCGCTATGAGTGGCGCCGCGTATGTTACCACCCTTCTCGCTCATTCTCTTTGCATTCTCCCGCTCTTGCTGTTTAGACTGCTCAGACAAGATGTAGTGAAAGCGGTCAATCAAAGCAGGGTTCTGGTCATAGAGACCACCAGCCATAGGCAAGTGCGCCCACCGCATACCCTGACAGAGTGTGAAGAGCTTGATCGAAGAGTCGATCGGTGGAGGGATTTCCTTCCCGCGAACAAAGAGATCTACCTGTTCGCGGAAGAGGATTCCCCCGCCTTCTGCTCCAGAACCTGCTTACGCAGATCGGTCAGACGCTCGATCTCCTCGTCGATCTGCTCGACGTCCATGTCCGCCTGCATCCAGGGGTTCTTGGTACGGATGAAGAACTCCAGGTCTTGGACAGCCTTGGGGTTGAACCTGTCGAGGATCGTCTCGAGGTTGCGACGGCGCAGATTCGCGTCAGCAGGACAGGGAAACTCGGACCACGAACCTTCCGGACCCTTCTGCATGATCTTCCATCCGACAACCGACTCCTTGATGAGCGTGTGACGCTCGTTCGCAGGGTCAACGTCAATGGTCGCATCCTGAGTCCGCTGATTCATACGCAGACCCTTGTTGGTCATCTTCTGGAACTTCGACTTGCCGCCCTCGTCCATGGGCTTGATCTCGAAGAACTGCTTGCCGTCCGGGAGGTAGTACTTGAAGGTCTCGTCGACGCCCCAATAGTTCTCATACGACTCGCCGGCATCCGGTAATGCAGCATCCTCCGGAAGCCTCGTGGCCGCATCCGGGTCTTGCGCACTGATTGCTGCTTCACTCATTTCCTGTGCCCCTCTCGTGGGCTAGATGGAACTTTCCTGTATAGTTGGCCCCCCGGCTGGTGAGCCTAAGACTCATGCCGGGGGGCCTCCCTTGGGGGGGTACTACGAGATGGTCGCCTTAGCCGACTTGACAACTGCGGTCAACGCAGCCGTACCGGCGACCGGGCGAACACCACGCCAGCTGATGTCGTTCTCGATCACGTCGTCAGCGCTTGCCTCGAGAGCGAAGGGCTCCAGCGCGGTCTTGGGGACCGTGAAGGTGATGCTGCCCTTCGTCGGAGGAATACCGCTCACGATGTCCTCGTAGGTACTACAGGTGATGACCAGCTGATCCTTGGTCGTCAGACCGCCTGCTGTAGTGGCTGCCGTGGTGCCAAGGACTGCGCGCCTCCATAGACCGGAGTCCACCGGTCGGATCGTGAACGATCCGCTGATCTCACGGCTCTTCGCCACGAGGTCTCCGAGGACGAACGAACCCAGCCGGAAGTCGTCATCCTCGAAGTTGTTGTTGATGTCGATGCTGAAGGACTTCGCGGGGAGTGTCACTGCATTCAGAGTGATCGCAATGTTCGTGCCCACGATCATCGGCGAGTTGTCCCAGACCGGTGAAGCGGTCTTGGTAGCACCCGCAACGCCGGTCCTGGCGATGACGCCTGCGGTCCCCATCAGGAAGCCGTTGGCGTCCGACTCCATGTGGAAGGTGTTGACCACACCGTCAGTGTAGTTCATCGTCTCCAGGGTGCCACCGATCGCCTCTTCAATGGCGACGAAGGGAAGCGTGGCGCTGTCGAGCGGAGTGATGGTGTGGGTCGAGACGCCGGTGGTCGTGGCCGAGGACGACGATCCCAGGCATGCCTTGAGGAGAGTGGTGACAGCCTCCAGGCGAGCGTAGAACTCGTAGTCGCCGGACCAGCTGACCGCGCCAAGGTATGCATCTACCGTGTCGCGGCCTCCACCAATCTCGGGATCGGTGATCAGAAGATCGCGGTTGGGGCCGAGAGCACCCGACCGCAGCTTCATGAAGGCGGCACCGGTTCCGAACGAAGCCGGGAATACACCCGGCGTCGCCTGGGTCATGAAGCCGACCTGGCCAGCCTGCGAGGAGAACCCCATCAGCTGTTACCTCCGTCCTTCTCGCCAGGCTGTGCGTCTCCGGGGAGCGGCGGCTCTGGCTCTCTGGGCGGCGCTTCGGCAACCGCCTTCGCGTTGGCGAGCTCCGCCTCGGCTGCCTCGATGACGTTCGCTGCGCCTTCCTTGGTCGCGCCAACCTTGGCGAGGGCTTCCGCCCTGGCGAGCTCTGCGTCGAGGCGAGCGCCTTCGGCTTGGAGCTGAAGTGCTTCGATCTCACGGCCTCGAGCCGCAACCTGCTCGTCCTGCTTGACCTGAGCGGAGGCGACCTTCTCCCGCTTCTTCTCGATGTCGTCGCGGATCTTCTGGAGATCCTCTTCAGTGACGGCTGCCATCTGTTTCTTCTCCTTCTACGATTTCCGAGTCTCGGTTTCGATCCAGAACTCCAGCGTCGAAAGGTACAGCATCTGCCCTGCGACATCTCCGGAGAAGTAACGCGCTGTGCGGATTCCCCATCTGCACATTGACTCTGTCCATCCACCGTCTAGCGTCGCACTCAGGTTGCTGAAGATTACCTGAAGTGGTGCGTTCGTGTAAAGCACCGACCGGGTTCGCTGAGCGAGGACGGAATGTGTATTGAGTCCCCTCTCCTCCTCGGAGTCCTTAACAAAAGCTTGGACGCCGAGAATGTACTCCTGGAGTGTGGGCATCTGTGGTGCGCCCGCATTGCCGATGTTCTGCATCTCCAGGCTTTCCATATTTGGACCCCACGCTTGTGCGAAGACTCCAATGGACTGTTGAGGATCTGTATTCCTAAGAGGACGCTTGAAAACCTTGACGCCAGCGTCAATAGTCTCCATTGCAAGTGCAACATTCTTTACGACGTTACCAGGGAATACAGTGTCATCAGCCTGTAACATGCCCGAGACGCCTCCCCTCATGCTCAATGTGGAAGGCAAGCATAGTCATCACCACACCGAGATCTTTCTCATTCAGTCCGAGAACTGGACGAGCGACAGTCTGAGGAGAACTGCGTCCTTGTTGAGCAGTCTTCATCTTCTCTCGCAACGCACCATTGCGAGGAGGATTGCCGGGAAACTGGAGCGTTCCAACACCTGGAGCCGTAGTTACACTCAATTGACCCTGGGTGATGTAATCCTCGAGCTCACCGGTACGCTTGTTGATAGGGTGCTCGCCACCCAAACCATAGCTCTCACGAATATGGACTGTGGTCTCTTGAAGTGGCGCCCACTTCCCTACTACGTCGTCGCCTTCGTTACGGAATCGCTCTTCTGCACGCTGCTTGATCCAAGGCCCAACCGAGCCATAAAGAAACGCAGCCAATCCCACAGGCGACAATGCAGAATCAATAGTCATAAGCATTGCCTGAACACCGCGCTCGTTACCGACAACTTCGAAGTCAAGAAAGCCTGTCGGCGATGTTGACCTAGGCACTACTGGCCTCACTGTCGTATGGAATCACAGGCGGATACTGAGGCGGAATGGGAGGCAGGTAGAACGGACTCGGACGCTGAAGAACGTAGAACTGTTCAACCAAGGATTGCGAGTCCTCGTTCTGAACAAGAGGACCAGTCCAGTTTTCTGTGTCAGGGGACTCAATCTGCTCAGCCCCGACCATGACGTACTTACCGTTCTTTAAGTACTCCATCATCTCAGCAGCTTCGTCAAGCAAACGCTTGGCATAAGCGTTGAGGTTGTCCGACTCGCCAGCGGCCGCGACATCAGATATCATACGACCGCTGGCGAGTAGCCAGTTCAACTTTTTCAGGTACAGAATCGACGGGCGGTTAGCCGGTGGTGCTGGGTCGATCAAGATAGGCGTCACGTAGAGATGCCCGAGCGCAGCGTCGATCTCTTCCGCTGCGTTCGAGATGTACTGCGCTACTGTCGTGTAAGATGGGACAGCAATATCACCTGTCCGCATATCCTCCACGGCGCAATAAGCACCTGCTACGTTCGGCACTTAATCTCCTGAGTCAGCTGTGACTAGCTGGACGGGGGAGTGTCGCCCCCACTGGACGGCGGCGAAGCGGGAGTCTCCGGAGGAGTATCTCCTGCGTGTGCCTCGTCCCACTGCTCTTGCGA